GAAGACCTCACCCGGGTGGATACCCAAATTACCCGGGTGGTAGAGAAAATACTCAACCTACCTGCTTTTAGTCTTGGTAACTTAGATGAAGAAAAACAAAAGCTTGCTTCCTTAGAAGCTGAATTAGAAAAATTAACCGATGAAGATTTTGCGACCGGCAAAGGCGACAAACTAAGCGCCGAAATTGACCAAGCCGAAGCTAAAGTAAGATTCTTGAGTGCCGCCGTAAATGCGGTACCTGAGCTTACTTTAGGCAATGTTGAAGATAAAATAAACGACCTGCTAAAATTAAAGCAGGTGCAGGATAGTTTTAAATCCGTGGAATTGGACGGAATTAAAACAGAAGGTATTGAGCAAGCTGTTAAAAATTTAGAGGCGTTTAAAGGATTGTTAAGCCGGGGCATAACCGTGCCCGGTATTGAGTCCGCCTTAGATGATTTAGATAAGCTTAATAACCAGTTTCAGGAGCTTGCTAATATCCGAACCGCTAAACTTGATCTGACTAATAATTTCGATCAGGCTACTGGTGACGTGCAGGAACATGAGGTCGCTATTGCCTCCTTAACCGCGCGCGAATCGGAGCTGACTACTGCTATTCATGCCGGAACTAATGCGCTGTTAAAGAACGATACAGTGCAGCAGAACGCACGTGCCGGTGTTGAAGACACTATTGCCAGGCTTGAATCTTTAAAGCTCTCCTACAGCCAAATATTACCCGAAAACCAGGGCAGCGAAAAAGCTTTAGCATTGGCCGCTACTATTGAAAAGCTTAAAAATGAAGTAGAGGGCTTGAACACCGCTTTAAACGCTACGGGTAACGGAGTAACGGACGGAACTACGGCTAAAATTGCGGGAGTCGTTAAGCTCAAAGATGAGTACCGGAGCCTGCTTAATATTCAAAAGGAGATAAGCAAGGTACGAACCGTAAAGCTGGAACTTGATTCTAATCTGAAAGAAGGAAAAATAGATGCAGATGCCTATACCAAAAGCTTAGAAACGCTCGAAGCTCAGGAAGGTGATCTTATTCAGGCGTACCAGAAAGAAGGGGCCGCGTTACGGGCTAATTCTGATTTTCAGAAAAACGGAGCTGCGTTAATTGCGGAAACCACCAAAGAAATAAATAAGCTAAAATCCGCTTATAACGCTTTACCCGCCGCTTCTAAAATAGATATATCGGTAGGTGGTGACATGCAAGCCACTATTAAGGGGCTAGAGCAGGACATTCAGAATTATAAAAACGTTCTGAATAATGCGGATGCCGCCGGGGGCTTTAACCAGTCCATTGCAGGAGCGCAACAATTCCGTAAATCTATACAATCCCTGCAAATTGACATGCAGGCGTACGAGGCCATTGTCGGGAAATCAACCGACCCGGCTGTTATTAAAAAGTACACCGCCGAAATAGCGAGACTGCAAAAAGAAATCCGGCAGGTAGGTAACGCCGGTAAAGCAGGCTTTGACGACATGGGCCGCCCTATCAAAGAACAATTAAGCTTAATAGGCAGGCTGGAACGGGCAGCAACCCTGTATAAAAAAGCTATTGAATCCGCTACCAATCCGGATAACATTACAAAGTATAACCGCAAACTTGAAGAAGCTAACGCCGAACTATCCCGTATGCAAAACCGGGGTAAGACCGGCTTCGATTCGGTAGGCACTGCCATTGATAAAACCGGGGGCAAACTAGGAGGCTTTAAATCCATGCTGACCAATGTTGCCGGGGCATTCGGCCTGGTCGGCTTGGCTGACACCTTGGTAAACTTTGGCCGGGAGCTGGCAGACGTAGCCGTGAAAGCTTCCGGTATTGATCGGGCATTTTCCCGTATCGGCGATACCGCGTATCTCGAAAAGCTCCGCAAAGAAACCAAGGGGTTTGTTAGTGATTTTGAACTTGAACGCTTAACGGTAAAAGCTAAGAACTTAAATATCCCTTTAAAGGATATGGGTACTTATCTTTTGTTTGCCAGCACCCGCGCAAAAGAAACCGGGGAATCGGTGGATAAAATGACTAACGATATTGTCGAAGGTCTAGGTAAAGAATCACTTAGGATTATTGACAATCTTGGTATTTCGCAAAAAGCGGTACGGGAGGAAATGAAGGCCGGGGGCACAATGGCCGAGGCTGTGGGCCGGATCATGCGCCGGGAAATGGGCGAGGCCGGGGTGGAGGTAGATACGCTAGCGGATAAAACCAATAAAATGAGCGTTACCTGGGATAACGCCAAAAAGTCCGTAGCAGGGTTCTTTACCCGTATGCTTAACCCGCAAGGGGCCAGCGATAGCGTAATAGGTTCGCTTACTCAAAAAGCAATAAGCGATTTAGGCAATCTGGAAAAAGCAACCGCGGCGCAAAGACAAAAGGCCATAGCTGACCAGATAAAAAAAGTAGGAGAGCTTTCTAAAGCTTACGAAAAAGCCCAAATGGTTGCTGCTACTACCGTGAGCAGCATGGACGGTGGACGAGCTGAACGATTAGCAAAGCAAGCCGCAGAAGAGTTGCAAGCCGCTAAAAACGTACGCGATACCCTTAAAGAACAAAACCGCCTGCTGGAGAAAAAAGAACGCATTAACGCCGGAAGCTTAACGGTAACCGAGGCAGAAGAAATGCTATCCAAAGCGCAAGAACAGGCGCTAAATTCCGAGTTTGCTGATGACCGCGAAAAGTACCAAAAGCAAGCCGACGAATACACCGCCTTAGTAGCCGTATTACGCCGAAATGGGAATGCCGAGTTCGCTAAGCTGTTAAACGATGTGGACGGGAATTTCCGGAAACTGGTAGGGCTTGCTACAAATGAAGCTGATTTGAAGCAGTTGCAAGAAGGCTTGCAGATTAAGATTAGCAGTTTAGCGCCGGATAGCAAAGACATTGCCGGTTTACAGAAAAAACAGGCCGAGGTAAATAAACTGCTCGAAGCGTACCAAGTTAAGGACAAAGGCAAAACCTCAGCGCCTAAACTTGATAACCGTTCTTACGAACAGCGTATTGCTCTCTTGCAAAAGTTAGCGGAGCTTGAAACCAAGTACAACGCTAAAAACCTTACTCCTGACCAGTTAGCCAATGAAGAGCTACAAAATGAGTTTAAGAAAATAGCTAATGAGATAGGTAAATTCAACCGCGACCCTAAGAACAAGATAAAAATTCCTATTGCGAGATTAGAAGAACTACGGGTAAAAGCTACCGCCGATTTACTGTACAAGCAAGATACCGAAAAGTTAAAAATAGAACTGGAGCGCCAAAAAGGCATTTTTCAAGAATACGATAACTTTAAACTTGCTACAAATAAAGAGACCGCTGATGAAAGATTTAATTTTGAAAAGAAATCTTTTGATGATTACGGAGCCTATTTAGAATCCGAACTGGCAAAGATTGATACTTCTAAACCTATGACTGCTACTGAACAGCAACGGTTTGACTTTTTGAAAAAAGAAAGTCAGGATTATTGGGAATCACAACGCGATTTGCGCACCAAAGATTTGCAAGATGCCTTAGTTGCTACCGCTACATCGGAACAACAGCGTGCCCAAATTACCGCTAAGTACGCTAAAATGGCCCAAGCTATTAGAGATGCTAATCCGGGCCGGAATGTAGACCCTGAGATTGCCGAAATTAACCGTTTAATGCAAGCCGATATAGATGCGGCCAAAGATGCGGCGTTTCAGAAAACCGCTATTTACCAGCAATTAAGCGAAGAAATAGTACGCTTCACCCGCGATGAGGTTTTAGCCCAAATTGAGGCCACTAAAGCCGCTTTAAATAACGCTGATATTTCATCCGGCTTGAAAGCTAAATTAGAAGCGGATTTATCCGACTTAGAAATAAAGCTAAAAATTGGCGTAGATAAAGGCTACATGAGTGACTTGCTAGCCCAAAAGAAGCGGCTACAGGAAAGCTTAGCTACGCAAAAACTAAGCACTGCCGAAATACAGAAACAAAAAGCAGAACTGGCAAAAGTTATCGGTTTGATTAGCCAAGCCAAAGCTGATAAGTTTCTTAAAATAGCCGATGCGTTAGGCAATGTTTCAGGCTCCCTACAGGAAGCCGCCGGGCTTATTGGCAAGTTTGATGAACAGGCCGGTAAAACCGTGAGTACTTTATCAGAAATGGCGGGGGCCGCTGGCTCCATTGCCGCCGGTTTTGCTACAGGAAATCCTTTTGCGGTTATATCTGGCGGCATCGGCTTAATATCGGGCTTTGTGGATTTACTGGATAAATCAGATGAAAAAATAGCCGCCGCTGATGAACGCCGCCGCAAAAGCTTGGAAAAAACACAGCAGGTTTTAGCGGAAATGAACCGATTGCTCGATGTGCAAGCCCGGAATATTGAAAAATCGTTAGGGGTAGATAAAATTGATGCGTACCGAAATCAGTTGCAATTAATCAACAAGGATTTAGTTGATACAATTAAAAAGATCAATGATTTAAATTTAAAAACAGTTAATATCGGGCGTGATGGCCGTATCTCGGTGCGGGATTACGGTTTAGAACTAGCCAATTTGTACGATATTATTAACCAAGGCAACGGTAACCGACCGCGCGAGGATGCGCCCTTTGGCGGTATAGTAACGGAACTAGACACCCTAGAAAAAGTTATTGAAACTAACCGCTCTGCTATAAATCAGCTTTACAAAGACATTGCCGCCGGTACGGTTACGGGCGCAGTAGAAGAGCTCGAAGCACTTTTAGGCGCCTACGAAGATTTAGAGCAGCAGCTAGAGGATTATAAAGCCAGATTGCAAGAAGTCGTTACCGGAACTACTTTTGGTAGCATTGTAGATTCGATTGCGGACGGTTTCCGGCAGGGCTTCAAATCAGCCGAAGAACAAGCAAAGTACTTTGCTGATACTTTCGAGGACTTGATGAAGAACGCGATTATTCAAAGCCTTAAAATGCAGGCATTAGAAAAACCTTTGAAAGATTTCTACGATAAGTTTGCCACTTACAGCGAAACTGAAGGTGGATTAACCACGGAGGAGATCGAAGAGCTGGAACGTATTTACAACGAAATACTTGCTAATGCTCAAAAACAATTCGATAACTTACAAAAATTATCCGGCATTGACTTTGCCGCTACTTCTGATACCAGTAATAAAAACAGCTTACAAGGTGGTATAGAAAGAATGGATCAGCAAACGGCGGAGGTAATCGCGGGACAATTGGGCGGTATGCGATTAGGCATTTTAAGCATAGATGAAACGACTAAAAATATCCTGGCCGCTTTACTTTCCCCCGGTGCGCTAGCTTTATCTGGTATTGATATACCGGAGGCCGGCAACAACACCTTTACTGTTCCGGGCATGCTGGAGGTAGCGAACAACACCGCGCAGCTAGTAGGTACCAATCAGCAAATTGCCCTGAATGGAGCGGAGCAGGTTAGGATAGCAATGGAGAATTTAAACTACGCCCGGCAAACTGCTGAAAATACGGCACAAACCGCGCAAAATACCCGCGCGATTACGGACATTGATAGAACACTACGAGATATGAATAGAAAAATGGATAGTGGCAGTAATGCTATTCGGGCTAATGGGGGTTAACCTCATTAGCCTCCTTTTGAAGTAAACAATTCCCATGTGCCGAGCTTTTTATCAATCTTCATTATGCCGCGCTTAAGACTGTTATCATCGTAAAGGTTCTCTAAAAATAAATATTGGCTTGAGGCCATTGATTTATAAGATTTACAATACAGTTCTCCTGTCTCTATATTGTAATAATTGTCATCAACAGAATAAATACAACTATCTTTAATCAAGTAAGGATTTTTAAAACAGTCGAACACCACCCTTTCCATTCCGTTTTTATCAAGTATGCACCACCTGCCTTCAAGGTGCGGTTTGCGTTGCTTATCAGTGGTGATATTATCAGCGTAAAGAGCCTCTATATGTTTAAGAAGAAGGAAATAATTAGCCTTTATATCTATGCCAAATCCCCCGATTCTGTATAAGGAATTACTAATTAACTCACCGTTTTTGGTAAGATGGACAAAATCTCTTGAATGGATATTCCACTTTAAACAGTAATCCTCATTTAACTTTATAGGGCTTAACTGTAGGGTTTCTTCTTGTTTTTTTAGACTTAAACCCATATTAGGTTGCAATGCTATTTCAGTCTCCATAATTTTACTTTCCTTTAGGTTTGTGCTTGCTTTTAAAATCTCTAAGCCACTTATTAGCCAAAATTAGCCTGAATAGATTGATGTTTTTTCAATAACAACCTAACCCGTTCGTAAAGTGATTCGTTACCCTTATCCATTTGGCTTAATATCATTCTCTTTTCTTCCAGGTAAACCAATGCGAATTTTCGGTCGTACTCTTCAATAGATGTAGTATTGTCTATTAAATCACAATATTTAATAGTTTGCCCAGCCGGCGGGATCTTATAAAGTCTTTCCGCTTCCAAAGATTTGCGTACAGATCTATTAGAATTGGGCCAAAGCATTGGCGTGTATTGATCTGTTAACTCAACTACAATTTCTGTAATTTTGCTTACATGTTCGCGTTTAAAGTGTTCTAGTAAGAATATATTTAATTCATCTTCTCGCATTCGGTATCTTCTAGTAAGTCATGGCACAATGCGGCCGTAGTTAAAACCGTATCATCTTCATAACTCTTAACCATAAGGGCAACGTTTACCAGATGGCTAGTATAAGGTTCAAGGGTGTATTTTCTTTTCTGTTCACCGTGCCATTTGGTTACAAAGTCTAACACTTTTAATTCTTGTTCTGAAAATTTATCTTTCATAGTGAAAATATTTGTGTTAAATTTTCCTGTGCTACATCTTGAAGCTTTCTTATAAAAGCAGTCATCTTTAAATCTAACTCCGCCCTAGCCTCAAGTTCGGTTTCTCCGAAAGCGCTAAACCCGCCGAAATCAGTTTCTAGCGTAGCGGTAAAAGGCTGATTTATACCCTTGCCAATGTTGTGTATTGTGATATGCATATTATTTATCTCTAAGTTGTTCTTCTACAATACGAAACCCTTCATTAATAGCAGATATTAAGGCGGCATTGTGGTCATCATAGGAAACCTTAAATTTTATAATGCCTAACCTTTTTATAATTGCTTTGTATTCGCCATATTGAGGCCACGCGTAAGCATCTATTCCCTTATCTCTTAGGTAAGCAGTGTAAATACCGCTTTGAAAGTCGAAGGGCAGTTCATAAAATGAATTCAATCCAATCTCATAAGTGTATCTGGCCTTAATATACCACTGCCTAAATTCTTCTTTTACTTTTTCCCGCATTACAATATCAGGAGTATCTTTTGTTTCCATAATTAAAAGTTAAGCAGTTCGTCTAGGGCTTTGTCTTGTCGTTCTCTATCAATAGCAATATATTCTTCCGGTTTAATAGGTAATTCCTGCCAGTGGGTAAGGTTCTTATCCTTATCCTGAATCTGTTTGCCTTCTATTTCATAATGGAAACCATGTTCCCAAAGGCCATGTTTTAGTTTTCCTACCTTTCGTTTTTGATCAGATTTATCAAAAAATAAAACATCTTTATATTGCGGCGGAACTGTCTCGACATCTGTCTCAGGGTCAATTTTAATCCATTCCATTATTCAATTTTTCTATACGTTTAACTTCTTTTTCGTACTCTTCTGCGCTTAAAGCTCGATACTGATAAGGCCGCGTTGTTAGCCTGTAATGATCGCCTAGCTTCCACATTAAAGCCAGATACCGTAAGTAGTATTTCAGATACATATCTTAAAATCTAAGCTCCAGCCATTGCGCCAGGCAAAGCATAGCAACGAAAAATAACGCGATACCCGCGTAAATAATAAGGTTTTGTAGTTTTGTTTTCATCTATAAAAGAATAAAATTGGTTACACCTGCGTGCTTTGCATTAATACCGTCTTTAACAAGGTTCTCTTTAATTTTGTCTTGAATATCAAGAATATCATTCATCCCGTTTATTTTTCGCCTAAAAGAAAAAATGCCGTTCCCTTGACCTTCATCGCCTGAACCTGAATAGGTGAAATGAATAAAGTATTTGTATTTTTTCATATAGTCCAGCTGGATTGTACCTTTAACATTCTTAAAATAGCCGGATATAAATGGTGCAAGTCCGTAGCCGTAAAGCCGTTCTTTTCGGCTATCTCTGCTACATAGTGAGCCAATATTGCTTCGTTTTCTTCGCCTTGCTTAAACACCCAGTTTTTTACCATGAAGTGAGCCGGACTTATAAACTCAATTCCTTTTTTATAGGTATAATTTAATATTTGTTTATCTTCTGCCATATTTAATTAAGTTTTACACGAATACAGTTTAAAATGCTTTGCTTATCAACAATATACCGCAAGGGTAAACCTTTTCTATATTCGGGCTTTACTTCTGCCGCTGCCTCAGCTACCTTTATTTGTTCCTCTATTTTGTGAGCGGCGTAAATTTCAATAGCTAGTTCCAGAATATCTACTACGGCTTTATGGTGTAGATATTCTATAGGCGTGTTGCTATAACCTAATTTAACTTTAGCTTTATTGATCGCATCTTGTTTTATCATAGCTACTTTATCTTTTACTTGTTGTATAGTCATGTTTTATTTAGGATAAGAGCCGCGATTTCGCATTCTGTTTACAAGTTTCTGCATATCTTCGAGATTACGCTCTAATTTCGCAATCTTATCATCTTTGGCTTGTACTTCTTCTTTGGTATAGGTATTAGGATTAGCCCGAACCCCTGCCCGGAACCCATCATCTAACCCCGCCTTGTAATTTATTGAAGTATAATGATCCTTATCTTTAATAAATTCTTGCCACAGCTTTTCTATTTCTTCTTCTGTTTTCATATTTACAATTCTAAAGTGTCGGTTTCGTTTCCCTCGTTTACTATAACAATTTCTTTCGCTTGATTCTCTATCTTTTTCAATACTGCCATGAGAATCTCCAAATCGTTTTTATCGGTAATAATCTGCCAATGATTAATGCCTAAACCTCTTATGTTGATTTTATAACTTTTCATATCTACAAATCTAAAGTATCGGTTTCACCTTTCAGGTAAGCAATAAGCTCCGCGTTTTTGGCGTAACGTTGGCAGATGTAGAATTCAATAGGCGAAAAGTCTCTAGCATTAGGGTGCCTAAAACTAGCATGCTTAGGTTCGATATATTCCGTCAGTGTAAAAGAAAAAGGTACAGCGCAAAGATTTAATAACTCCCTTGCTCTCTCAGAAAAGCAATTTCCAGTAAGAAGACCATAGAAACATATCTTAGAATCTCCCCAATCTAACTTTTTAATATCCAATCTGCCCCGTTCCTCTACCGTAGCAAATTCCCGCAATCTGGCCGCTTCATCGCGTACTAGTTGTTTTAAGCTTTCTGTTCGTTCCATCGTGATTATTCAATATCTTTTCTTACAATATCTAGCCAATCTTTTGCCTCTTTTAACGGTATTTCAGCTTGTACCTGCGCCGCAGCGAAAGCTTCTAAAACCTGCGACACCTGGCCCTCATTGCATCCAATCTTTTTCAATTCCTCTTTAATGACCGTTCGCATACCAAAAGAATCAAAAGATGCCAACTGATTTTTAATATGTAAAAGTGCTTTTTTCTGTAATTCCATTTGTCTATTTACTTTCTTGCTTAAAATCTCCATCAGCATCACAATGAGGCGGCGGATACCCATGTTTTCTAATTGTCCAATGCCGTAGAGGCCTGTTAATAGCAAAAACTAAAAGTTTAAAAGGAACCCCCAATATAAGAACTATCATTATCCAGTAGCCGGCAAATTTCCAAAAACTACCGCTTACAGATTGACTAGTTATTTCGTGTATAGTTTCCATAATTACAATATATCTCTTAAAATTTCTGCAATAGCCCAGCCTGCCAAACAGCCGAAAAAGGCAACCGTTAGCAGGTAATAGCTGTAACCCGCGTACTCAATAAATCTTTTCATGAACTACTAAACTATTTTATAAGTTTTGTTACTTGAAAGCATCTGCCAATTTTCTCCCGCTGCCCACGCAAGCCGTTCAGAGTGGTACGACTTCGAAAATTGATAAATTCTATTATCGAAAAAACGAACTTCAAAGGATTTTTCAACCGTTCCGAAATGATTGTTTAAAACATCGTCAACTAATTTTGTCGCACTTTGCATATTTAAATTAAATTATACTTTTCTAAAACTACTTGTAATTTTGCTTTAACCGAAGATTTCAAAGGAGCCGTACCGTTAGCAATCTTTGATAGGGACGCCTGATACAAACCAGCTTCCTTTTCTATTTGCCGGACGGATATTGTTTGCTTGCGCCGCGCCTCTAGGGTTTGAAGTAAAGCGGCAATAGATTCGGGGGTTATTTCTTGCATAAGGCGGCGTATTCGGATATGCTATACATTTATTTTAAACTATTAAAGATTGAAATAATATAGTCAGCATCTTTTTTCTGATAAGTATTTTTGATTACCCCTTGCGCAACCTCAATCCCTACTGATATTGCATAAGTAAAAATTTGAGCAATTGAAGTTCCGTTTGTAAAAACTGTTTTTCCGAAGGTGTTAGTAGTTATCATAGCCTTGTTTCTTTATCTGTTTAGTATTTCAAAGGTAGCAATTATATTTGATATAGCAATACTATTTGATAAATATTTTTAATTTATTTTTCATTAGTATTCAAACCATCTAAGTAAGCGTTAATTTTACTTAGTGTTTCCTTTGAACCGTAACCATCAGTACCGGAAAGTATCCGGGAAAGTGTGGCCGGGGCAATGCCTACCATTTCAGCAATTTTGGTTTTAGTTACTCCTTTTTCTTTTATCTTTTCTGCTAAATCTTGCATGTTATAAATGTTTACTATTTACCCAGTCTATAAAGGCTACTACGCATAAATAAACCGCCTCAATTTTCGGAACTTCCAAGCCGCCGTAAGTTTTTGCGAAAACAATTTCACTTCCTTCCCAAACTATAACCTGAGAAAACATACCGATGATACTAAAGGTAACCTTCAATGATTCTATTTTTGCAACTACAGGCATAAGCCAATCCCAAGATTCATTAAATAACAATCCATTTGTTTTGTACCTATTGTCGATTATGTCTTTCAAAGTGGATTTTGATTGTTTATAGACCTTGTCTGAAAAATTTAAATCAACTCCTATAAATTCAGCAATCATAATATTGCCTTCTGAAATCTCGATTTCGCTCATATTTATCATATTTGTTTGATATAGCAAATATAATTGTTATAGCTTAATTAATCTAACAAATCAGAATATTTATTTTTATTACCTTTCCCTAATAACCACAAATTATAAATAATCCTACTCCTTAAATGTTGGAAATTTGGGATTATGGATTATTTATAATTCTATTTTAAGTGCACCCCCCAGCACAGCCGATAATTTCGCCAGCGTTTTAAACCCAATATTTTGTTTGCCAGATTCCATTCTGTAAACACCTTCTTTTTTGGTGCCTATCATTTTTCCCAGCTCTTCTTGGGTTAGCCCGGCTTCTAGCCGCTTTACCTTTATCTGATTTCCTAGTTCTTGTAAGTTCATAAACAAACATACGAAAAGTGAACAAATAAGTAAACTTTATTTTGTTATTGTGAACTTATATGTTAATTTTACGTATACATTTATAAAAAGAACATGGAAAATAAACACACTCCCGGCCCTTGGTTTGTATCAAAGTCAGATGATAAAACCACAGGTTTATTAATTAAGCCTATTCCCGCCGCACCCGATCTTTTTAAAGCATTAGACTTATGGGTATTTCAAATTCAAAGAGGCAGACAAATAACGGAAGATCATCTAATTTTTAAAGACGCCTTAAACGCAATTAAAAAAGCAACTGAGTAATGACTAAAAAGAAGCTAAATAAAAAGATAACCTTACATCGAGTTTGTGGTGTTTATATCATTAAAAATAAAATAAATAGTAAGTTTTATATTGGCAGTACAAAAAATATTGGTGCACGATGGCAGGGCCATAAATATTTATTAAGACATAAAACCCATCATAGCCGCGACATGCAAGATTTATTCAACGAGCATGGATTAGGTGTATTTGAGCTCTCCATACTTGAAACATGTGAAAAGGATGTTTTAAAGCAAAGAGAGCAGTATTACTTAGATAGTATGGATGCTGTAGGGAATGGCTTTAATCAGTGTTCAAGTTCACAAAGTAAGATAGGGCTTGGAGTTAGGCCCGAAACCGCCAAAAGAATAAGTGAGGGGTTAAAAGGGCACAGCGTTTCACCCGAAACAATTGCAAAAAGGAAAGAAACCCTTTTGTTAAGATACGGGCTTAAAGAAATTAAATCTTATGTGTGTAAAGGAATACGATCAGAAGAAACTAGAGAGAAAATGAGCCTTGCTAAAAAAGGCAAAAAGCAAACACCTGAACATATTGAAAATAATAGGTTATCGCGTTTAAGCAATAGACTAGAAAAAAATATTACCGCTTTGTAGTTATAAAAATATTCCGTAATTTCAATATATTTTATTGAAATTATGGAATATTTGATTCAACGCGGAGCTGAAACAATTGCTACAATAAGGCCAACGGGTAATTTATCCCGCCGCGTTATGGCAGAACATTTGGTTAGAATGGAAGTTGAACTACCCGCACCGGTAGATTTTCATTTAGGGGATTACGTAGTTGTGTATCGGGAAAGATTCGAGTTAAACAAGTTACCAGAAATTGATAAAAACGATTCTAAAGGCTACTTGGAATACCGCTATACCTTTACGTTTGAAGCCTTATTTTACCGGCTTAATAAAATTATAGTTAAAGGTCTGGACGGAACCAATCAGCTCAAAAAGATAAACCACGTCCTGACCGGTACCGCCGATGCGCATATTGATTTAATTATCCGCAACGCAAACTTAAGTCAATCAGGCTGGATTAAAGGCGTAGTAGAACGAACTAATGCTACTACCATTACCTACAACGGACAAAATTGTTTAGCAATACTTTCTACATTGGCCCAGGAGTTCGGCCTGGAATGGTGGGTAGACGGGCAAACCATTCATTTAAGTAAAAGAGCGAAACCGAGCGGCTTAAAGTTTGAATACGGGCAGGGCAAAGGGCTGTACAGACTTATCCGCACTAATCTGGATTCTAGCAATGTAGTAACGCGCTTGTATGTAGAAGGTGGAACGAAGAACCTGCGCGGTGACTATCGCAATTATTCCGACCGGTTGCAACTTCCGGAAGCTACCGGGGGATACCTGGAAAAGAATGTTGACTTATACGGTATTATTGAACACGCGCTAACCTTTGACGAAATATTTCCGAACCGCGCCGGAACCGTTACCAGCGTTACGGATATATACACCTTTTCCGATACGACTTTAGATTTTAACGTTAATGATTACCTATTACCCGGTGTAACCGCTACCATTGGTTTTGATACCGGGCCGTTGGCCGGGTACGAACTGGAATTAGCCTCATTTAATAACGCTACGAAAACGTTTGTAGTGAATGCGAATGAACAAGAAAAAGCATTAGAAATTCCTTCAACCGCTATTCACGCCCGGACTGGAGACCGGTACAAGATATTTAATATTCAAATGCCGCAAAGCTACGTTACGGAAGCGGAAACGGAACTACGGGATGGCCGGGGCTGGCCTTATTTAAATCAAAATTGCGTGCCCCGTGTTATGTACGCCGTGGAGCCGGATCGTATTTTCTTTCTCGAAAATGGCGTGTTGCTTAACTTGGGAGACTACGCTAATGTCGTTGATGAACCGCTTAGAGTAGATATTAACCCTAGGATAGTTAGCTACGATCAGGATTTACACGAAGAAACGTATTACCCAAGAATTGAGCTATCCGAAAACGTGCAGATACCCGCCATTGTGCGCCAATACGCCGCGCAGGAACAATACCGCCAGGCTTTGATTACTAATAATTTTACCGTTGCCAGAGTTTCAACCGGATCGTTAACGCTTAAAACAATCCCGACTAAACATGATATAGTATTATACCCTTACTTCTTTCCGGATTTGGAGGGCGACAAACCTCTGTACTGGAAAGAAAACAACGTGGTTAAACTTTCCGGCGACATTTTACAGCCTACCGCCTCCGATTCCGGGCAACGCCGGGGCACCGAAAGACCCGCCTTTAATCTCCCGATAGGCTACCGGCCAAAAGCTGATGTTAAATGCCCGGTACAAGTAGAAACCGGGGGCGGGGTTAGGGGTACGGGTAGTATGCGCATTACCGTTACCGGCGATGCTTATATAACCTTTCTGCTACCGGTGGGCGACACGGTTCGGGAATCTTTGATTAAAAAGATTGATTTAGCCGGTGCAAACTTTTCTTTGTTGTAGACAATACGCGTTAAGAACACTATAAATATTTATAAGCAAAATACTCTTTGTTATTTTAAACCATGGGCGCAGCTTCTGTATTAAATTTTCTCGATGATCTGGACGTATTCGATACGTGGGGTATTGCGGTAGAGAAAGGACACGCCCAGTTCTTGATACCGCACGAACCTAAAGAGCGATTCACTAAAAGCTGGGGCGATCAACAAGGCATACAAATACACTTAGCGCCGGTATTCCTGAAAGAAAAAGAAGTAACGCTACGCTGTGTTACTATTCTCAATGATTTAGAAGAGTTCAACGACCAATACTACGCCTTTGTAGAGCAGTTGGAAAAGCCAATGTGGCATACTTGGATGGTTGCCAACCACGCGACCACTTATTCCGTGTTTTACAAAGGTATGAAGAACGGCGAAAAGATTAGCCGTAATTTTCTAATTGGCCCGGTAGTTTTTGAATTTGATCTAGTGCTGTTGGTGCAACCTACTTTAATGGTTAATGCTACTCAGGACATAACCGTTGACCTTAATGGTACGCTGTTTAAGGTTTACCCGGCGGGTACGCGCTATATCAACGTTATTACCGCCGGGGGCGGGGTAACGCCTACTATTAACCTTACTAAGGTAGATGTTGCCGATGGTAACACCGTGGTAGTAACAGCATCCGCTAGTACCGGGTATACCGTTCAATATAGCTTACAAAGGCAAGACCCTTTATTCCCTATCCGTAACTTTACCTTCCAGAGCTCAAACATTTTTCAGAATGTAAGCAATGGCCGGTATATAGTGCAGGTCAGATTAATGGAAGTAAATAGCGTAAACGCATCCTCTCAAGAGTTTAGTATCAACTATACCGCCCCGCCCCCGGTTGAAACAATAACCATAGATACGGTAAGCATCAACCAAAACAATGCTACCGTATTGGCTACCCCGGCCAATACAACCAAGCAGATAGAATATTCCAATGGCGGCACGTTTCAAAGTTCGAACGTATTTGCAAACTTAATGCCCGGTACGTATACTTTTACCGCAAGGCTCGTAGGTGCAACCATAGCAGATACGGAAACCGCTAGTATTACCTATGTACCAACGGTTAGAAATTTTAATACCGTGCTTTTAACCGGACAAACCAGCGCGTCTATTACTTACACCGGCTTAGAAGGTACGGAATTTCACTTTAACGCGCAACCGTCCGGTACTTTCCCCATGTCTATGCTTCTTTATTTAGGGGCCACCCCTTTGGGTAAAGTAGACTTTAACCCGGAAAGCTTGGGGCAACCGTGCGCCATTAAATACAACGGGCAGCTTTACCTTATACCGCCCGGCTTTCAGAACGACACGGTAAATGTATAGCGAATGGCAACAATAAAAAGAGGCCTGACGCAATTTGTTTTTAACGGGTTTACCATTCCATTAGCGGAACAAAATTGGTTACCCGCCATTGATGCGATTTATAAAATTAATCCAGATCGCGTAGGGTGGGCCAGTTACGTAAGAGATGAACCTTTCCCCGGATTTGAGAACTTAGAAAGAGACGCTTTCTATTTAATTAAGGCTTTTACGCAATTTGATTTACCGGATGCGCAGATTATAGCGTGCGCATCCGGTGAGACCAGCGCGGTTATACCATCAGGCTTAAATCAATTTGTTTATTCCGGGGCAAGTTTGCTTTTAAGTACTGCGCCTTGGCGAAATAATGTTAAGGGGCTACACGAAGTTTATACCGATGGGCAAGGCTGGAAAAGCTTTGACCCGGACTTTCCTTTTAACAGCCTGCAAAGTTTACAATCCGGTGGGTTTTATCTGGTAAACGCTACGGGATCTTTCGATCTACCGGGGGCGCAACTTATAGGTTGTGCGGAAACCTTTGCGAAAGAAAAGATAGATGGTACGCTGTTTGTAAAGTACCTGGATTTGCTGAATGAGATTCCCCCGGAAGTCACACCGGCAGATTTAAAAACCGCCCCTAACACGGATTTATTCCGGCGCACCATTCAAGGACTTACGGTTGGCGAACATAACCATGATGATCGGTATTACCCAAAAACAGAAACCCTTAGTACCGCCGAGATAAACGCGCTGTTTCAGGGCATAGATGAAGTAATACCTAAACCTAATTTCGGAGAGTTCCCGCAACCGGGCTTAGAGAGCAAGCTTTATATAGATGAGCAGTTTAATGTTGGTTATCGCTGGACAGGAACCGAGTATATAGCGGTAAGTTCACCAGGAACCGATTTAACGCCTTACCTGACAAAAAACGAGGCTAGTAATACCTATCAGGTAAAAGGAAACTACCTGACCGTAGAAGCAGGCAATAACACTTACCAGCCAAAGGGAAATTACCAACCCGCCGGGGCTTATGTAAAATCGGTTAGCATAAATGGCGGCGGTGCCTATATTCCGGACGTAAACGGGAAAGTAAATTTACCTATAACCGGAAATACGCCGAATAGCAGTTTTCAAAGAGAGGTAGAAGATTTTGTGTACGAGGGGAATAATATATTTTCCCTTACCTATATTCCTACGCGGGTATACCATGTATTCCCAAATGGCTTTAGAACAAAGTTGTTCACTAATAACCAGGGTGAGATAACAATTGATGCGCAACTAGAAAACGGATGGCCGGTAGCCATTGACTACCACCACAACGGCGTATTAAACGGCGGAATATTTGACTTTACGTTTGATGAAACTTTTGAATAAGATATGATAAAAAGTAAAGATGATTTACTTACTGAAAAGGAGGTAATCAGAACCGAAACAGTTAAAAATGCCAATACCGTCAACCGGCTAGGTCTAATGTTCGGTAACATTATAGATACGCTGTTTTACCTCTATGATTCATTATCTCAAGCCTTGAGTAATAAACAGGATACCTTAAATAATACCAACCTAAAAACAGTAGGAGGTCAAAGCCTGTTAGGTTCGGGAGATATTGCCCTGCCCTCAGGCAGTACCGATATTACCGGCAAAGCAGATAAAGATTTAGCTATTAATACCGAAGGGGCTTCTTATACCCTCCGAATTGGCGACCGGGCCGGAATGGTTCGCATGAGCGTAGCAACGGCGAATACTATAACCTTCCCCCCTGATTCAGAAGTAAATTTCCCTATTGGTACGCAAATTATCGGGCAACAAGCCGGGGCTGGGCAAACTACGCATGTGCCGGGTGCCGGGGTGACATTAATTAATTACGGCAATAAATTTAAGTCTATCGGACAATATGCCGGGTTTACTTACATTAAAGTAGCGCCAAATACCTGGACAATTTTGGGGGAACTAAGCGCATGATAAACGCAATTCACGGCATTTTTAACAAGGCGGTAATTAATAACACTTCCCCTAATACAAAACACCTGCGCTTTAACGGTACGGGTGCAACTACAATGCCAGGGATTATACCACAAGGGCAGGCTTTAATAATAGAGTTTTGGCAGTATTTAACTACTGCCGAAGCTAACGCGATGGTAAGCCCGGTAGCAGGATTGTTTAGCTACGGACAAAACCAAGAAGATAAATGCCAATGCTATCCTTACATTAACAACCAGATTTATTTCCAATACGGGGATTACCGAAATGATAATGTTGTAAATCCTAATATCAGCGCCGTTTATACCTCTTATCTGGATAAATGGACGCACGTAGCCTTTGTGGCAGACGATAATTACCGGGCTGTTTATTTAGATGGGGTGTTAAAAGCCGAAAAAACCAGCGATGCCCCTTATCCTTTGCAGGATGTGGGCAACGTTAATAGCAGCGTTCTAATGATTAACTCATTTGGCACTTATTTCCCTAATCAACCATTTTACCGAGGCGCAGTAGACGAATACCGGCTCTGGTTTTTTCCTCCCGAACAAGCCAGAGCCAATGCACAGGCACATATCTTAGCTAATATGAACCGGCAAATATTAGAGCCGGAAACGGGCTTATATTTTTGTTCTAATTTTTCTACTGTTTTAGAAATTATTGAAGGGCTTTATCGGATGCCTAATAGTGCTTTAATAGGAGACGAATACGAAAAAGCGCAGGGCGGCATGGAATTTATAACCCCACAAATGCAATTAGAAAACTCATCTTTAATACTTAACGGATAAAAAAATGATTAACAACTATCCTGAAAAACGCGGCGGAGAAAACTACTTATTTAACGTAGGCAAAGATTTAGCCGCCGGTAAAACGGCTTTATCCTATACCATGCCCGATACCGTAGACCCGGAAACCGGGCTAGCCGTTAAATACTACCCGAAAACCTTAACGGTGGGATTCGATGATGTAAATTGCGATGGCAACGTAGCATCTTTGCAAACGGTGTGGTGGAAGGTTCTTATAGGCGCAAATGGCAAACCAATTTTGGACACGCGCAAGTATTGGGGCACCATGAACACCAGCAAGACAGACTTATTTTACTTTATAGCTGGTTTGGGTGATGCGATTTTATGGAGCATGACAAATGGCGTAATCCGGGAGCTATTAGGCTTTAACGATAAGCCTTTATTTACTACTACGCCAATAAAAGATACTGCCGGCAATGTAGTTGTTCCTATGGGTGGGGTAATACCTTATTCGGAAGAACAGCAAAACGAAGCACCTACCTTTGATTATAATAAAGAAAACTTAGTTAAAGTGCCATGATAGTTAAAATAAGAGTATTGCAAATTCATAATTTCTTTGATTTCAGACATCCGATTCTAACGGGTTTTAGTTGGCTTATCAGAAAGGTTACTAATTCAAAATGGAACCACAACGCAATAGAGATAGAAGTAAATAAGCCTTATTTATTACGAAACAAGGGCTTACTTGCACCTGGCAAATACATTATAGAAAGTGTAGGCAAAGGAGTGATTTATACACCTCAGAAGCAATGGATAGCTAAAGGTGGCCGGATTATCTTACCTTTAGAGTTTCCAAGCGCCCAAGTTAACCTAGAAACAATCGAAGACATGATTGGACAGCCTTATGGGTTTTTAGATATACTTAAAATCGCTAAGTACATTGCAGAAACCAAGTGGATAGGCTTAAAAAGAGAATGGCGCAAAGTAGCCTTTAAAATGAAAGGTTATATTTGCACCGAAGTAGTAGCGGAATTGTTAGGTCTAAATACGGATAAACTTTGGTTACCCGGTGATTTTGTTAATTTACCTAATGTTGTTATAGGACAGGAATTTACTACTTAATGAAAAGATTAATATCCGGTAAATTTTGGGGAGGCGTTTTTAATGAGTTGGGATTTACCGGAATGCGCGACTATTTCGCGACTATTCTGGGTTTGAAGATAGGGGAGTTTTTTACCGTAAAAGTAATTAGTAGCATAATTGCGGCTGTCATAGCTTTTTCAGCGGAATGGATTTGGATTCAGCCGTTAGCGATTGCTTTATTTATTTCCATGAACCTTGTTAACGCCTGGTATGGTTATAAGGTAGCAAAAGCAAAGGGCGAACTTTTTAGCTGGACTAAGTTTAAGAAAACGCACTCTATTATTGTATCGGATTTGCTGATTATGGCCATGTTGCGTAACGCAATTAAGTTACATCCGGAATACGCTTGGATAGGCGATATACTTTTTGGCTGGTTATTCGGCGATAAATTCCGGGCTATCTTGTCGCATATGGCCGAACTTAAATTACAGTCTGAGGGATTGAAAGGAGTCCTTTTAAATATTACCAAATATATTTTAAAGACAAAGTTCGGTGCTAATTTTATGGATGACGAAGTAGAGAAAATACAAAAAAAGGAAGAAATTAAAGAAACAGAAATTAAAAAATAGATATGTTTACAGACGAAACTTGGGCCTGGATTGAATGGCTAATACCTTACGCTATTGGGCTGATAATCTTATTTTTTGCAGTAAAGGGCGTATATCCACTTGTAAAAAGAGTAACCCGCGATACGTGTATTAACCACGTAACCGGACTTTTTAGTATGAAACGTATAATGACCTGGATCGCGTACTGGATAGGAATAGCCGCTTGTATGAATGATTTCGTATATTTAAGTTTTAGCCCGGTTTTCGAGTTTCATTTCGCGCCGGTGTCAACTCAAACAAAATTAATATTATTCGGCGTTGGCGGCTTTAACGTAGTTAATACAATTATAGGCCAATACCAGAGTAGGAAACAATTTGACAATACCGGTAGGCCACTTGCTAAAATTGTGACAAAAGAAGAAGTTGAACAGGAAAAGATTTTTTAAATGGCAAAGTTCGATATAGCATATCAATTGACTGCCAGGTCGGAAGGCGGATACGCTAATCACCCTAAAGATAGCGGCGGGGAAACCGCGTTCGGGTTAACCCGCAGAGACTGGCCTAATTGGTCAGGGTGGTTGGTAATAGATAGGCTTAAAAGGCTTTACGGCGTACCTAAAGCTATCCCAATGGTAAATGCTAATCAGGAACTTAAAAAGTCAGTAAGAGCCGTGTTTAAGGCTAACTATTGGGATATATGTTTATGCGATCAGGTTAAAGATCAGCAAGTAGCTAATCAAATATTTGATACTGCTATAAATATGGGTTCCGGAACGGCTGCAAAGTTAATGCAAAGAACGGCACGGGTTAAGGTTGATTTACACGTAGGCCCGATTACAATAGGTGCCGTTAACGCGATGAATCCCGCCGTGTTTCATGCTAGGTTTATCGCCGGTAGAAAAGCTATTTACGATGCTATTATTCGCGCAAATCCGAGCCAAATAGTATTTAAAAAAGGATGGTACTCCCGTTTAAAACCTGATTATATTAAAAACATTGCATAACTTAAATAAACAAAACAATGCCAGAGAAAAGAACCCCGCGAATTAATCGCAAATCCGCAAAAGATGATTTAGTGGAATTATTGAAAAATGGCCAAATAGCGGCCAGCAATGACTACCCGAAAGGCTCGGACTTAACCCATATTTATCGGGCTGGCATTTTAGATGCTGCAAAAGCTGCCGGTATTAAGATTAAGGCCGAAGATTATGCCAGCTAAATACGGCAAATGGTTCAGTATAGCGATCTTTATTGTGATCGCTATACTTTGCGCCTTTGGTATCGGAAAGTATAGCCGTGATGCGGATAAAGAGGCTAAAGAGTACAGGCTACGCAAAGAAGTGATACGGCAGGATTCGATTACGCAAATTGTTGTTAAGCAAGATGCACAGCTAAAAGAAGAATACGAAAACCTGATTAAGAAAATAATTACCAAACAAAAAGGTGAATTTAAAACTAATGAACAAATTGAATCCGCTATTCCTGATAGTCTTACTGATGTTGAGCTACGCCGCGCAGTCACAAGAATCTTACTCGAAAACGGAAATAAATAGGCTCCGCAAAATTGCAGACCAGGTTGTGCCGCTACGCGGTGAAGTTGCAAAGCGCGATTCTACTATTGCAAATCTTGAAACTGAGCAACGGATTAATAATAGTATTATTTTTGGCCTGAAAACTGATAATGCATCTTTGCAAACCACCATTTTCAATAAAGATAATTTGCACCTGCAAGATATTGATAAGCTAAACCGCAAATTAAACGTGCAGAAAGTTTTGAAATGGGGCTTTTTAGCTTTGCCGCCATTAGGATATATTGGTTACAAGCTGTTAAGTAAACGTTATGGATTTTGAATATTGGATTAACAGTATAAAGCCTGTTAACAGCCCGGTTGAACTTTGGGACTTAATTTGGTCACCACAGGGAGACGTAATGCAAGTTATGGAGAACGGCCCGGTATTGGTCGTACATCGCAACATCGTAAATTATATAAAATCAGAAATGGCGAAAAAAAATAATCAGGAGAAAGGTAATTCCGAAAATGCTCCAGGCAAAAATAAAGACGAAAACGAGAAACCGATAAATTCTAACAAACCAGTAAAGGAAAATAAGCCAAAGGCCGAACCTGTTCCGCAGAAAGAAACTAATCCGGCCTTACCGCTACCAGTTGAGCAAAAACCGCCGGTAGTAACACCCGTCCCAGAAACTACACCAGCCCCCGTCCCAAAGCCTACACCGGAACCGGTAGAAGTGCCTGTAACCGAGCCGGAGGTTGTTCCTCCTACACCGGAACCCGTTAAGCCTAAGCCTTTGCCGGTTGAACCTGTTCCGCAGAAAGAGCCTACGCCCGTTCCGGTAGAAACAAAACCTTTACCGGAGCCTTTGGAAATGCCCGCACCTAAACCGGCCCCTAATTTACCGGCTGGTGCCCGTATTAAAGGAGATATAACGCACTTGGTACAATGGTTCCATGCCGACGTGGGCCCACAATTGTTTGAGGAGCTCAACGATGGCATAACGGACGATAACAACGAGGCTACAACTTATTCCAATAAGCTAAAGTTGCAGGATAATAACCTAATCGGTTTACTTGAGCCTCGCGCTAACGGTGTTTTAGATTACCTTTTAATCTCGCACGGCAAAAACGCGAACAAGAATATTAAATACCACGCTTACCTTAAAAACGGTGATTTTGTGGAAAATATTTTTGGGGATTACGTAGCAAAGCCGAACGCTACGGTTAGATTGAATATAAAGCCGGAGCATCGCAATATTTTAGCTATTGTTCAGCATACCGCCAATACCATTAATACCAGAGGCGAGGATTTACCCGCCGAGATAGATTTTTGGGGTGAGGCCGATAATTATGTGCCCAAAGCTTACCCAAAAGCTAAAATTCCGTTTACAAACCATATCGGTGTGGTAATGTACGACTGGAACGGTATAAGCGGTTCCGGCCGGGGACTGAGTGAAGAAAAAGCGCAGGTTTTAAAAGATACCACCCGCTTTAATCGCTGGTACGCGCCGACCGGGAATAAGTTGAAAGACGGCAAATGGGGCTTTAACCCGTCCGTAGGCGGCGGCTGGTGGATGCAAGATGAACTAGCCAAATATTTTCATGATAACAAAATAGATTTTGTTTATTGCTTAAAGGATGAAGAAGCGGCTACGTATTATCCGGATGGCATACGTCAGGTGGTTATCCGCTACGGTAATAATAAAAATGTTAATCCTAAATTAGTTAACATTTACACCGGTGATTTTCCAGGCAATGAAATAAAAATAGGTTTAGGCTACCTTAAATACATTCAATTCGGAAACGAACGGCAACGTTGGTGGAAAGGCCGTGCAGACGTTAAAAATCAAACAAATCTTAACGGGTTTGTAGATGCGTTTGAACATTGCGCGCAGGATATTCTTTGTTATAACGCGGTAAAAGAAATTGACCCTACGGTAAAGGTGGTTATGTCAGGCATGGCGCTTAAAAACCCTGGCTATATTCAAGCTATGGCTTTTTACGCCAAATACATAAATAAAACACCTATTTACGG